CAATAGAAGAACTTAAAAATATTTCAAATAGAATTAAAAATGAACTTGAAGAGTATTTACATTATGAAATAGATACACCTATTTTATATATAGAAACAGATGATTTATAAAAATAGAATATATTATTTTGAATATATTTAGGAATAATAAAATATATGCGTATATTTACTTAAAGATATTATCTTTAGTAAATATATAGGATGAATAGAAAAGAAGAACCTCCTGATAAATATCAGTGTCTAAAAGTTCCTATTCAAAAGATACTTAAATCAGATACAAACACAAAAACTTTAGCAATAATTAATGATGCTGTTTTAAGAACTAATTATATTACTACAAAATCGTATTTTTTATTACGATTATGGGTATTAGAAAAGTATCATGGTAATCAAGGAATTCCACTTATTACAGAAGATACTATTAAAATGTCTATGAAATCTTTAGTAAAAGCATCAGCAGGACCAAAAGCAAAGGGAAATAATTTATTGTTATTACAAGAATTCCAAAAATTACATACTTTTTCATTAGAAGATGGTAAGAATTTATCTGCTATTTTAGATTATTATACTACAACTATGATTACAGCTATTGAAAACAATATCAAGATGAATTTTATGGATTATATAAAACGATTTGTAAATTCATATTTTAAGAGTATTCATAAAGACGACCTTCAAAATAAAGATTTTAGAAAGCAACTTTACAAAGAATTACAAGTAGTTAAAAATGATATTATAAATGAAACTTTGTTAAGCGACCCAAAATATCATTCGTGGTTAAACAAAAACAGATATAAAATAGTTCCACAAGAATACGATACAAGTTATTATTATGATGTAAAAGTTAATCCACAAAGATATTTGAAATATATGATTTTTATGAATTTAGAATTAGAAGAAAAAGAGGCGAAAATGTTCCAGTTTTTTCCATTACAAATACAAATTATTCCAAGACATATTCAAATAGATACTAAATCCATAATTGAATTATTGGTAGATACTGATAAGAAACAATATTTAGATAATGTTGAATTAAATAAGGAAATATTATGGGATAAGTTTTTTACGATAAATCAATATTTAAGAAAATATGATTTTGATTATACAATTATTACAGATGGTTATGCCGTATCTTTACGATTTTTACATAAAGAATTTACTAATGAAGAAAGAATTAAAAAGGACAAAATTAAAAATGGTAAGAAAGCATTAAAGGGATTATCAGATGAAGAAAAAGAAATTAAAAAACAAGGTAAAATTACATTACAAAATAAAATCAAGGAAGAAAATAAACAAAAACGAGCATTACAACCAAAACAAAAGAAAGATACTAAAAAGGAAATACAACATGAATTTCCGTATATTGATGAGGTATCTAAAGAATTATTAGATGGAAACCATATATTTATTGACCCAGGAAAGCGTAGTTTATTAACGATGATGGACGATGATGGTAATTTTTTATCATATACAAATAAACAACGAATTCGTGAAACAAAACGATTAAAATATCAAGCGTTATTGAAAAATTACAAGGATAAATTAAATATAACTACAAAAGAAAATACATTATCATCTTTTAACTCTAAAACATGTAATTTAGAAAAATTCAAAGAATATATTACTGAAAAAATCAAAGTAAATCAAGAATTATACACATCATATCAAAATGAAAAATTCCGTCAATACAAATGGTATGCTTATATCAATAAAAAACGAACTGAAGATAATATGTTGAATAAAATAGAAAGCAAATATGGAAAAGATATAAAAATCATAATAGGCGATTGGAGTATTGGGAAACAAATGAGGAATTTTATATCAACACCAAATTTAGCAATAAAAAGAAAATTAAAAACACGATTTCAAGTGTTTAATATAGATGAATTTAGAACATCGTGTTTAAATTATATAACTGAAGAACCATGTAAAAATTTATATCTACCAGATAATAAAAATAAAGAACGAAAGATACATTCAATCCTAACATATCAAATGGAAAACAATAGGAAAGGATGTATCAATCGTGATAAGAATGGTTGTAATAATATTCAAAAGGTATTCAAAAGTTATATAGAAACAGGTGAAAGACCTGAAAAGTATAAACGAGAATACAAATTTCAATAAAATATACTAACCACTACAATCATAATAGGTTGTAGTCGTCAAATAGTATAACGCCCTTTAAGGGTGCTTTTACATCACCAAAAAGAAAAATTGATAAATTTTTTATTTTTTTATAGAAAGTTTGTCTCATTTTTCTTTTCGGTCGGTGTAATAAAAATAATTGGCATAAAAATAATTGGCATAAGGTCTCATAATTATATTTTTATTTTATGATGTAGTAGTAGTACACGGATTGTTTACACCAGAGGTAATTCCGTCCCAAGTTACTTTACAAGCAGAAGCCCATTTATATTTAGTACACGAACCATTGTCATTTGTAAATGGCGGTTTATTAAAATTCATTGTTGCTTTATTATTGGCAGACGGAAGGTTGCATCTTCCTAAACTATGTGAATTTAAACATGCTTCCCCATTACCCGACATATCTACCCAATAATCGGGACATTCGCCTACAACAGGGGGCCACGTTTCGGATGATGATGATTTAGATAATGCTATTCCAATTACAACTAACATAATTATCAAAATAATTATTGCTATGGTTAGTACTATCTTTTGAAAATTCATTTCTATATAAAATAAATATATATTTTTTTTATGAATGTATTATAATATGAATAGCACTAAAAGTTCTAATGGAAGAGTTGATATTATTAATAAAACGCAGGGCCCTGATATCTCTAAATTATTTGACATGTATGATAAAATTCCAGCAAATCAATGTGCGACATTTAGGGAACCAACATTAGGACAGTGGGATGAAACGTCATTATCTAAAGCTTATTTCTCTGAAGAAAATATTCAAATTATTCAAAATGGTATTAGAGCAGGGGTATTTCAAAAATCAAACGGTCAATATATTATTGGTCCTCAGGAGTGCGACTTGTTAAAGGTTATTATGCGCAGTATATTTCTACAACATGCAGTCAATCAGCCAAAAAACACATCCGGACAAATTGAGGAACTCAATAAGATTGTTTTGGATTATTGTATTCATAATGTTTATTCTGAAGCTAAAGGATATATGAAATATTTATATGATGTTAGCACATTAGCTGTTCCATTGCCTACTCCAATTGTTGAATCTCAAAGGGATAAAAAAAATTATGTAATGCCCAAATGGTTTTAAACCTTTTTACATTATTATTACACTATTATGAATTTTGTAATAATAATATTGATTCAAATTATTATTTACTAGGTTTATTATTTACTAGGTTTATTATTTACTAGGTTTATTTTTTGTTGGTTGAATTATAATTTCAATTGCATCACTATCGCATATGTCCAACTCAACCTTTTTAATAATTTTATTATTTCCTCTTGCAACTTTTGCAACCGTTTTCTTCTTTTTTGTTGCATTAATATCACCTTTCTGAGATTGTTCTCTTTCTTTTTGATATTCTTGATACTCATTCTCAAGTATAATTAATTCAGATAACCACATTTGTTGGATTGTTGTTGATTTAATACGTTCTAATTCGTCTAGTTTTAAATGATGTTCCTTTAATACTTTTTCTACATTTTCATCAGAAACAGAATCCATTGGCATTTTCACTAAATATTTGTATTCATCGTCGCCATCAATTGAATTGTAATTTTTTTCTTGAAGCATACTAATTATTTCCTGCTTCTTCTTTTTTCTTAAATCAATTGTTCCGTCTAATAATTCTTGAATATACTTTGCTTTATTTGATAAAATTAATAGTTCGCGTTCTAATGCATCAATCATATATTTTTTTCTATCTTCATAATATTCTAAACGAATATCAAAGTAACCATCAATAATTTCTTCAACGCTATCATACTTTCTTAATTTGTCTTCTGAGTTAAATAAATTCATATTTGTTGTTGAACTTGTTGAATATAATTTTAATAACTTCTCTAGTCCATTGGAGCCATGTTCGCCCTTCATAGATTCTAATTCGGCTAGTTTTCCCTTTGAAAATGTAATTACAAATTCAACTGTTGTATCCGTATAATTTTCTAATACATCTTTTATAAAAGGCACTACTTTTTTCCCTTCATTATCTTTATCGTTTTGCAAGTCGTTTAATAATTCTTTAAAATCTTCCGTCCAATAGCCAACTGGTAATTCAGTAACTGTAATTTTATCCGGTTCAATAACATTATATCTTCCCTTAAACATAAACTTTGTATCACTTATCTTTGAAGTTTCACCAGTAAACCCTTCATAATAAGGTAAGAACTCTATTTTTGTGTCATTCGTATTTGTGTCATTCGTATTTGTGTCATTCGTATTTGTGTCATTCGTATTTGTGTCATTCGTATTTGTGTCATTCGTATTTGTGTCATTCGTATTTGTGTCATTCATATTTACACCTTGTAATTTATTTTTTAAGTAGACAATAATATCTCTGGGATTATAACACATGATTTCGGTACTAAACCCAGTTCCAATTCCTTTTGAACCATTAACTAATACCATTGGAATTATTGGAACATAAAACTGAGGTTCTACAGGAGTTCCGTCATCATTTAAATACTTCAATATGTTGTCGTCTTGTTCTGGAAATAGGATTCTTGTTATTTTTTCCAATCTAGTAAATATATATCTTGGGGATGACGCGTCTTGGCCTCCCTTAATTCTTGAACCAAATTGCCCTGATGGAAATAACAAATTAATATTATTTGAACCAACAAAATTTTGAGCCATTCCAACAATCGCCTTATTCAAACTTTCTTCGCCATGATGATAACATGAATGTTCTGAAATATAACCGGAAAATTGAGCCACCTTGATTTCGCTTGTTAATCGTTTTTTAAACGAACTATATAATATTTTTCTCAAACTAATCTTAAGGCCGTCCATTAAGTTTGGAATGCTACGGTCACAGTCATATTTTGAAAAATGAATTAACTCCTTATTAATAAACTCTTCATAAGGTATCATTTGTTTACTAGTATCCGCAAAACTATTTCTATCATAAACGGTTTCCAACCAAATTTTCCTATCGTCTGCTCGTTTTTTATTAAATACCATATCAATTGCGTCATCGCTTATAGCCCCTGTATGTTCAAACCCAACAAACTTTTTTTCCTTAAAATATTCTCGAAATTCCGTTTTTGTTGATGTGCCTAACCCTTTGTAATATTTTATATTCCAACCATTTGTATCATTTTTGCTCTTCCAGTCCTCATATTCACCCTCATTATAAAACTTAATTTCCAAAGAGCCTTTTTTTGCTTTTAAAATTGGAGTATTCATAAACCCAATAAATCCTGGAATATGAGTTAAACTAGCCCATTCATTTTGAAACAAGTTAATACACAATCCTTTAATATGAGAACCGTCCAAATCTTGATCCGTCATAAAGACTACCTTACTATATCTTAAGTTCTTATACACATCTTCAATAGTATTGTATTCTTTTCCTGTCTCAAGCCCCAAAATCTTTTTTATTTCAGCGATTTCCTTGTTTTCCGATACTTTTTTAACAGCTTCACCCCTCACATTCATTACTTTTCCCTTCAAAGGATAAACCCCAATTGTATTTCTATCTTCAGACGATAACCCAGAAATAACACCGGTTTTGGCTGAATCTCCCTCGCAAAATATAATCATACAGTCGGACGACTTGTCTGTTCCAGCCCAATTTGCATCATCTAATTTGGGAATACCGCGAATTGATTTGCTTTTTGTTCCATCAGTCTTTTTCGCAGCCTTATTTTCTTTTACTTCGGTTAAAGCACATGCTGCATCCATTACACCCATTTTCGCCAGTTTCTCAATAAATTTATCAGTTACCTCACATTTAGAACCGAATTTTACCATAGGAGTATTCATACAATCTTTAGTTTGACTATCAAATGACGGATTTTCAATATCGCATCTTAAAAACAACATCAATTGCTCTTTAATACTAGTTGGATTAACCTTAATCTTTTTCTTTTTTTCAATATAATCAGATAATTTTCTTGTAATTTGGTTAAGAATATACTCAACATGTTTACCCCCCTTAGGAGTATAAATACCATTTACAAATGATACTTGAACGAATTCATTAGTTGGAGTTAACGCGACCGCGTATTCCCAACGGATATTTGCTTCTTCATAAACTCTTGGAGCTACTCCTTTTTCACCAATATACAAATTAATATATTGTTCAAAGTTCTTTGTATTAATAATACCAGAATTATATTTAACCTTAATTGTTTTATCGGTTATTGCAGAAATATCATAAACTCGTTTTTTTAAAAGAGACACCAAATCAGGCGTTAATCCAGTAATTCCAAGTCTTTGATAATCTGGCTTAAATGTAATTTTAGTATAAGGTTTGGACTTTGAAGCCTTAGTAATTTTAGGCGGGCAAATTGTATCAAGATTGTCTTTAAATTCTTGGGTATATTTTAGTCCTCGAATATGATCTACTGTCTCAATTTGCCCGTATGTAGACCAAATAAGAACCAACTTGAACCCAAAGCCGTTTTTACCACCAACAATCTTTTTTTCTTCTTTATTGTAATTTGTCGAAGTTCTTAAATGTCCGAAAATAAGTTCAGGAATCCACGTTTTATATTCAGGATGTTGAATAACATCAATACCATTACCATCATTAATCATTACAATAGTTCCGTCGTCTTGAATAGATATATCAATATAAGTAACTGGTAATGAATTCTCAACATTTTGTTCGATATTGGATTGCATTCTTACAACATGGTCGCGACAATTTACAATACCTTCGTCAAATAGTTTAAATAACCCTGGTATATAACTAATATTTTTCTCAATAATTTTATCACTAGTTTCGTTCATAATCCACATATCAGCATTAATAATTTCAACAGAACCAATATATGTATCTGGATTATCCAGAATATGCTGTTTATCAGTCTTTTGTTGAACGTCAAAATATAACTTATTGTCAGTTTCACTCATTATTTCAGTTTTATATATCTTTATAAATTGTGTTTAATTTATTTCAATTTTAATTTATTTAGTCATATTTGCAACTAATATATTATATATATTATATATATTATATGAGGATGGATGCCAGAGCATTTAATTACGCACGTGGAGCCGGCGAGCAATTGAATTCAATTGGAAGTGTTGTTAAACAGATTGGAAGTGTTGTTAAACAGACTGAAAAGGTTAAACAAATAACAACTACACAATCACACGATTTAGGAAACATAATTACACAAAATTCAACCACCAGACTCCGTTTAGATACGGTCGAGGCAAATACACCAGATAGTTTAGTTCCTAACAATAATATGATTTCACTTGACAGTATAAATGCGTTATCCAGTACATTTGAGTATACTCAAAAAAAATTAATATTTGCTTTAAATTGTATAAAAAAAAATGAAGCCGAAATTATATCAAAACAGAGTTATTCCAGAGTTTTAAGACCTATATTTATTAAAAAATTTACCGATAACGCAACTGACGTAGATGGGTATGTTTGTATTGATGCCATAGGACCACAAAATAATATATTGTTTTTTGAGGCGGATTCAACCCAAGACAATACAACTGAATTAATCGGAATGTATTCCAATTTTGAGCCAGCACATAAAGTTTTTATAATTGCCTTAAAAGAAAAAATATATGGTTTAATAAGAGCCACTCCGTTACAAAACATATTTTATTTCACGATGCTGTATGACTGGATACACGGTCCTAAAATAGGGTTTTTTATAGTTATTCGAGATATTCGTAACCGATCAAGATATATTTCTATTGCGTCAGGTGTAAATTTAAGCACAAAAATTAAAAAATATAACTATATTTCAGACATACCAGATGTATTACGCGTATATTTAAGCAAACTAGACGCTGCTTATAGTACATTATGTAATAATTCTGATTATAATCCTTCAAATGGAACAACGTATCAAGTTGGAGATAAATTTAATATTTTAAAAGTGGTTTCGTCGCCAGAATATCCATATTGGAATGGTCGCCGTATTATGGATTGTTATATTAGAAGAAATTCCAACATTGATATGCCTACTGTAATGAGATCTATTAATACTAAAATTATTAAAACGTATTTGATGTTAGAAGTAGAACAGATGCTTTTAATAAACTATAATATTGGCGACGATGCTTACATTGGAATTATTAAATTATTTGTAATACCACCGCATGGTTTATGCTACCAACTAATAGGCATAAACAAAACTGAAATTTTTGTACCATCTATAATAAATAACGGAGATATAATAATTAAAGGCAATTTTGCCGTTGTAAATTCAAACAATGAACCAATAATTGAAACAGATAATACACACATAATAACATGTTTTCACAATAAGGTAGGAATAAACCAAAAACCATATGAGGTAGATGCACTATTAGATATAGATAATTTAACTCAACAATTTATAGTTGAGTTGTTTACAACATTAGTACCTTATGCTGTAAATAGTCAGGATATTATAGACGTAATAAATGATTTAGAAAATCCAAGTACATATAATATAAATACATTATTTAAATCTAACGGTAAATTATTTAGTTATACATCTCAATGTTTTATTATTAAAATCGCCATTAAACCAATAACACTGTTAATTGATATAGAATTTGTATTTAATGACGTGGCTGGTCGAAAAATGATGGAAACTAATTATTCATTAAATCGAATTAGTAAATTAGTAAAAGTAGTAAACAACACAATGACTGATTATTTTGAAGCTGGTGATAGTAATTATATATTTTCTGTTTATGAATTATTAAGTGATAATGATGAAAACTGGTATATTTGTTGTATTCGATCAATAATACGAGATAACACCTTAATATTCGTAATAACACAATACGATGTAACAAATACTATGAAAGATAAATCTTATGCGCCAATATTAAAAAACATAATGAATAATATAACCAACATATCTCATACTATTAATACTAACATATTATTATTTAAGAAACAATCATTTTATAATGATAACGGAGAATTTAATTGTTTACTATATTTAGCATATATAAAAGAGACCGATTATTTGGTCGGCAATTATGACCTATTAGCCGAAGAATATGTATATTGTCGTCGGGCATCAGACTGGGGGTATATATATACCGGAGCAGATCCAAGCTGGACTGGTGTGCGAACTACTGACATTTGGGTTAATGGGTTTAATGCTGGTTCTGCGTCAGCCTCTATTGAGGAACAAACCAGTATATTGTATAATAATCGCAACAATTGTACTTATGCAGTTAATTATACATGGAATAAATCAAAAAAATTTACACTCGTACACAAGTGTAATATTCGAGGAGAGCATTGCATTATTGGTTGCGGGGTTAATTTACTCTCAATATTAAATCAAAGTCTACGTGTAAAAGGAGATAATGTAATAAACGGAAATTTAATCATTAATGACCAAAATAACAATATAATATTTAAAGTAGATAATGTGTCAAAAACAATTACAAATGCATATAACGTAGGAATTGGTTTAGAAAACCCGAAATCAATGTTAGACATCAAAGATACTAGTATTCAAGATGTTATTAATGAGATAAATGAAAGGTCAGGTCAATGTAATAATATGAATATATTAACAGCACAATTACGACTTGCGAATAATGAAGATGAAATGCGTAGTATAATGTCCACAATTCCTACCGATTTTTCAAACCATGTTGTTTTATTTAAATTAAATATGGATACGCAAGACGCGAACGATATTACAGTAATATGTAATCCACAAAATCCGCATTGGCATGGATATACCTTAGGCAATCTGTCTAGCACAGATATATATAATTATAACTTAATACAAACTATACGCGCAACAGAACAACAAAATATAGACAATGAATTAATATTTGATGATGTAATATACAATAACATAATGATGCATCCGGTTTATGGTTCTAAAATAATGGCTTGGAAAATTATGTGTATTAACACCCAAGTATATGTATATATGTTTAGTCTAACTCTTTCATCTCGTCATATAAATTATGAAACAAATACGTTCATACAACAACTATATCATGCCCGCAAATGCGCTGTAAGAATGTTATACTCATTATGGAGACGTAAACAGAACAAACCGGTTTTGTTAAATTTGAGAGAAGGAACAAATACATTAAATACATTAATTCAATTAACTAAATACATTCACAAACGGTTTTTTACATTAAAGTTTATTAAAACATCGCCTCAATTAAGTACTACTACAATTACACCTATAGATTTTGAAACAGGAGACATGACGTCATCTTACGATTTAACAAATGCACCCCATAATATAAAACAAAAATATATTAATTTAGTTAAAATACTGTCAACCCATGATACTATAAACCTACATTTTGTAGTTACTACCACGTATGATGATAATATGTATGATTATTGGTTAACTGGAATATGCGATGCCGTAGATGGCGATATAATATCCCTTATATGTGTAGAATATTGTATTCAAGATGTCATGCCAGCAACCGTAAATGTCATTGGAGATACCAAATTGTGTGGTGATTTATTAGTTACAAATCAAGAAACCAAATTAAATTATGTATCTATCGACCCAGGCCAGCATTATGTTGGAATTAATACAGACGCCAGAGATATTAGTTATGCTGATGGAATTTATTCAACAACCACTAATATATACAATGCGAAACATAATGTTCACGTACAAGGAACATCATATCCTGTAATGGTTTCTGAGCGCATACAAGAAAATTCTGATGATTTATTAACAATAGATGGGCAAGACGGCCACCCAACTATACTTACAGCAACAGACGACCAACTTAATACAATAAATCCCAGATATTTTGGAACTAGTTCCGGGTTTACTGTAAAACGTAAAAGTAATTTATATACGTTTGACGAAATAAGCAAATGCGCCAACGAATTAAATACGCAATATAAATTAGATCCAAATCACTCTAATGATAACGTTACTAAAATGCGTTATGGTTCAGACATATCATTTGAAGTATGCGATTCAACAAATAGAACCGTAGAATTATTAGATATACAAGGAACAATTGATGAAGTTACATCAGACAACGTTATAAAAGGAGGATTTGGGGTTCAAGTATACGATTTGCTAGCTGGTGGCAACAAAACAATGGAGTCTGCAAGGCGAAATATTATGTATGTTGATAATTCAGGGACATTATTCATAAATAAAATATGTCTAGATGGTGTAAATTTAGAAAATAGAGAAGGTGATTTATATTGGAATGATAAAAAAGTGTTAACAGAACCACCCGTATCAATATAATAAAACTAACACCCTTCTACAATTTACACCAAAATATTAACAGTATTTAAGGATTTGGAGTGTCTTATTTTGAAATATAATATAATAAATAACAATTCTATTATATTATAATATTTATGTGGTTTTATTAATTACAACTTCTTTGGCTACATTGCTAATTATTTTAAAAATATTTTTACTACTTTCTTCAGCAGTTGCCCCTGACATTGCATTTGAAACAATTTTTAAATACATATTATTTTTCTTTGAATCGGAATCAGTACAATCAGGATTAGTTTTTTTCCACTCATTAATATTTTTAATATTTTCATTAGCAATAATTTTAATGGCCTTTGTTAAAATAGGTTTATTATCATCTTCTTTAGTCCATTCGTTATTTTCTTTAATGTAAAGAATCTCTCTTTTATTGTCAGAACAATGAATTGGTCTTTCATGTGTATCCATTGTATTTAAATTATTTAATATAATATTAGATACACCTTCAACATATCCAAGTCGCCCAGTTGCTTCTAAATCGGCTATTTGTGGTTTAATTGAACTAACAAAATCAGAAATATTAATGGCGTTTTTACATGTTTCGTTAAGAAAGAATTGTAAATTGAATATTTTATTGTTGGAATTATTATTTGAATTAACATTATTATTAGTGCCGTTTTTTATTACTCCCATTAATTCAGTATTTTGTTTAACTAACATCGTAATTAGTTCTTTATCTGTTAGTTCTGTTTTTTGATTTGTATTATCTTTGTCGTTTGAAATAAAATTACAACCTATTTTATGTCTAAAATAACCACTATTATATTTATAAACTTTGCCACAGTTGCACGTATAATTACTGGAACTTTTTGGAACTAAAGTATAATCATTAAGTTCCGAATTGATATCATTTTTGCTATTTTTATGTTTATCGGTTAATAAATGGCGGTTCCATTGACTATTTCGTGATGTATAATAGTCGCATTTTTTACATATAAAAATTTTGGAACTTTTCTTACTATCATTAACTATCATATATAGATAATAAGAAAAGTTCCTAAATTGTTTTCTAAAAAATATTTTATTGTCATCACAAAAAAACAAACCTAAAAATAAAAAAGAGCATTTTAGTCACGATAAATATTTTATAGATATTTTTGAAAACGAACATTAATATTTATATATTAATTATTGTAAAATGTTACCTTATGTGCAGTAATATTTGTCGGAACCTTTTGGAACTAAATCGTTACCATTTTTATTTATCGTCTAAATAATAATGAGGATATTGGGTATTTCGTGACGTATAATAGTCGCGTTTTTTAAAATTATAAAAAATGGAACCTTTTTTACTACCATTTTACTACCATTTATGGGTAGTAAAAAAGGTTCCAAAATTATTTTTGTAAAAAAATAAAAAAAAGTATCGTCACATATATTTTTATGTATTTTTGTATTTTAGAGCGTTTTCGTCACACTTCTTAAAAACACAAAGATTATTTAAAACTTTTTCCAGCTTTTCGTTTTTGGACATTTATAAATGTCCATTTTGCAAAACCTGTGCCGACTTTTAAATTATTCTTCATTTTTTATATATATATTTCTTAAAGCTACTTAAAGAACTTTATTCATTTTTAACCTAAAACAACAAAAATATTTATAACTATTTTTATTGCAAAATAACACCTTATGTGCAGTAATAGTTGTCGGAACCTTTTGGAACTAAATCGTTACCATTTTTATTTATCGTCTAAATAATATTTTCAATATTAATTATTTTATGATGTATTACAGTCTCGTATATTATATAATTCAAAAAATGGAACCTTTTTTACTACCATTTTACTACCATTTATGGGTAGTAAAAAAGGTTCCAAAATTATTTGTCTAAAAAAATAAAAAAAAGTATCATCACAGTTTTTTTTATGTTTTTTTGTATTTTAGAGCGTTTTCGTCACACTTCTTAAAAACGCAACTGTTTTTTAAAACTTTTCTTGGCTTTTCATTTTTGGACATTTATAAATGTCCATTTTGCAAAACCTGTGCCGACTTTTAAATTATTCTTCATTTTTATATATATATTTCTTAAAGCTACTTAAAGAGAATTATAAGATATTTTCATTTTTGAACTTAAAGAGAATTATAAGATATTTTCATTTTTGAACTTAAAGAGAATTATAAGATATTTTCATTTTAACACCCATATTTTTCTATTAATTCTTTTATACATTCGCGATTAGTAAAAGACCATAATAATAAAAAGTCTTTAGCAACACTATCTTTGGTTATCGGCAATTCCAACTGATATTCTACTCCATAATTATGTCTATAATAATTTAAATTATAATTTAAAATTATTATAAAATCTGTTTCGTCAATTATTTTGATAAATTCGGTTAAATATTTGCATTCTGTTATATATATTATCCCTCTTGTTGAAAATGTTTCATCATAATTGTTAAAAGCTTTTTGGATAAATTCCTCTACAAATGCGTCCATATTTCTAATATTTATGGCCTCTAATGTATTTAAAAATTTACTGTCATTTATTAGGCATATTATTATTTTTTCTTTTATGTAGGTAATTAGTCTATTCATTATTGTATGTTGTTAGTTCTTAATTATAATTATTTTATATATACTTTATTTATTTCAATTTATTTATTTATTTATTATATTAGATGACAAGGTATAACAATAATAGATTAACTCCTGGAAATAAAAGCAATTTAAGATTATTTATGAATAATGCGTTTATCAAACAATATTATCACAAATTTGACAACAGTAATAATTCAGATAATATTACAGACAAACCTATATGT